CGATGGGCCACGACGGCTCTCGCATCGCCGGTTCGATTCACGAGATCGAGCGGATCGGCCAGGAGATCATCGGTCGAGGCAAGTTCGACTCGGGTGTCGACGGCCAGGAGGCCAAGCGCCTGATCTCTGAGGGCACGATGCGCGGCGTCAGCGCCGACATCGACTCGGTGATCGTCGAGTTCGTCACCCCCGAGGGTGAGTCCGTCGACTTCGAGGACGTGATCTTCGGAGGCGTCGATGCGATCGAGATGCTGGTCGAGGGTCGGATCATGGGTGCCACCATCACCCCGTTCCCCGCCTTCCAAGAGGCGTACATCTCAGTCACCGAGTCCGGCGACATCACCGAGGCCCTGGTTGCCTCGGGCTACCGCGGTGACGTGTGGACGGTCGGCCGTCCGATCAACGATGGCGAGTTCTCCGTCGGTGGCCGAGCCACCCTCGATCTCGCTGCGCTGGTCGCATCGGCTGCCACCGACCACCTCTCGGTCATCCCGGTCAACCCCCCGCAGGCTTGGTTCTCCTTGGAGGAGATGTCCGAGCCGGAGCCGTTCACGGTCTACGCCGACGGTCGGGTCTACGGACTCGTCGCTCAGTTCGGCTCGTGCCACATCGGGTTCTCGAAGCGGTGCGTCCCGGTTCCGCAGGGTGGCGCTCCCTTCAAGAAGTTCCGCAACAAGAACACGCTCACCGAGGACGGCGATCTGATCGCCACGGGTCCGGTCTACATGGACACCGTGCACCCCGATCTCCGCAAGAAGGCCAGCGACACGCAGGCGTTCTACGCTCACACCGGCTGCGCTGTGGCCGACGTGGCGCTCTACGAGAACGAGTGGGGCATCGTCGCCGCCGGATCGCTCCGGCCGAACATCTCGCCTGAGCAGGCACGCACGCTGCGCGGCTCCGACATCTCGCCGGACTGGCGCGAGGTCGACGGCAAGTTGCAGGTCGTGGGTCTGCTGGCGGTCAACGTCTCGGGCTTCATCGTCGATGGCCTCGTTGCCTCCGGCGGGCAGCCGATCGAGACGAGCCAGCCTCGCGGCCTGTTCGATTCGGTCACTGGCGAGGTCAAGAGCCTCGTGGCCGCTGGCATGGTCCGCCATGCCGACTTCGCCAACCGTGAGGAGATCGACGATCTGCGTTCCGAGGTCGCTGAACTCCGTGAGGCGATCCGTCCGTACCGTGCCGAGCGGGCAGCCGCCCGAGTGGTTCGCATGGCGCTGGTCGGAGAGCAAGCCGTGTCCGAGGGGGAGACGGTGGAGAGCGTCGAGGCAAGCACCGAGGACGTGGCTGAGGCCGCTACTTCGTGCGCTTGTGAAGGCGAATCCGCAGAGGCTTGTGCTTGCGTCACCTTGTGACCTGAGCAGTGCCCAATAGGGGGCACCTAACCCTCAACCGGAGGTTGAGCCTTGGGTGACCTGACCGGCAAGATGGACCAGTTCGTGCAGGACTGGTCCCCGCAGCAAGGGCCGACTTGTTCGGTCGGAATGCTGATGGCCGCGCTCCCGAAGGAGGAGGCTGACGCACTGCGTCGCCTGTTCGCTTCGAGGGTCTACGCCACCGACATCTCCAAGTTCATCCAGAGCGAGGTCCCTGGCGAGCATCCAGAGAAGCCCGCGATCGGCGCGCTCGCTCGCGCCGTCAAGCCTGACGCCACCCAGCGTCATCGGCGAGGAGCGTGCGGCTGCGAGGACAAGGGCTGATGTCGGACTTCTCCGAGAAGGCCGATCGCCTTCGGACCGTCGAGGACGAGAAGCGTCGAGCGTCGGAAGCCGACCGACGTGAGCCTCAGCACCCGAAGGGCTGGGAGCCGGGCGTCGAGTTCAACGGTCAGGTGGGCGTGCTCTCGACGGGTCCCCGCACCGAGCCGGGCGCGCCGAGCAACGGCGAGTGGACCGATCTCCTCGCGATTTGGGATCTCGACCCCGAGGTCTACGAGATCGACCCCAACTTCTCCCCGCAGTTCCGCGCGTGGGATGCGAACCTTGGCCGAGACTCCGACGGCGAGGCGTGTGTCCAGCGGTTCTACTACTACAAGGCCAACGTCCGGCTGCGATCGCGCTACTACGGACTGGACATCGAGGAACTGCTCGTGGGCCTCGGCGACCACAAGCGCCCCGAGTCGTCCCTCAGCGTCCCTGACAGCCCCGTGGGGATGGTCGTGCCCCTGTCGGACTGGCAGATCGGTAAGGGCGACGGAGACGGCGTGAAGGGCACTCTGGAACGACTCGACGAGGTGAAGTGGCGGATCGTCGATCGCATCGCCGACGTGAAGCGCATGGGCTGGGAGATCGGCTGCCTGTACCCCATCGGCATCGGCGATCTCGTCGAGCAGTGCTGGGGCAACTATCCGGCTCAGCCCTTCACCGTGGAACTGAATCGGCGCGAGCAGGTTCGACTCACCCGGCGCGTGCTCCGCGACTACTTCATCGAGTGGTCCAAGCACGTGCCTCAGATCGTCGGCGGAGGCGTTGGCGGGAACCACGGTGAGAACCGCGGCGGATCGTCGTCGTCAGGAGGTAAGGCCAAGTCGTTCACCACGCCCGGCGACAACGACGACGTGGCTGTGTTCGAGATGGTGGCCGAGACGCTCGCTCAGAACGACGAAGCCTTCGGGCACATCCACTGGGCGATTCCTGACGAGTCCCTCAACCTCGTGCTCGACATCTACGGGACGATCGTCGGCTTCAACCACGGTCATCTAACCAAGGGCGGAGGTGATCCACAGCGAAAGATCCTGTCGTGGTGGAAGGACATGGGCCATCAGGAGCATCCGATCGGGGATGCCCACGTGCTCGTCACGGGCCATTACCACCACTTGCAGATCGTCGACCACGGGCCGAAGGTCTGGATCCAGTGTCCGAGTCTCGATGGCGGCTCGCGCTGGTGGCAGGACATGGGCGGAGGCCGATCGGCTTCCGGTCAGGTGTCCTTCCTCGTTGGTGCTCAGATGCCGAACGGCTGGGGCTGCCCGGACGTGATTCAGTTCGATCCCCCGCCGCCGGAGTAGATCACTTCGGCTCGAAGCCGGGGGCGTCCGCCGGGAAGAACCGGGGAGGCCCGCCGTCGAACTGGCCGTGGGTCACGTCGAAGATCCGGCCGTCGGGCATGACGTTCCACGTGTGGCAGGTGCCGTCGAAGGTGCCCTCGACGAGAGCGATCCCGAACTCGTCTCGGACGTTCCACGAGGCGACGTAGCAGGTGCCGGGTCGGGCACCGCCACATGAGTCGAGGAACTCCTCGGCGAAGGTGAGTAGTTCGGTATCCATGACCTGAACCGTAGCACGTCCGGCTACATCAGACGAGCGCGTCCTCCTCCTCGTGGGCGTAGACGGAGAGCAGTGGGTGTCCGCACTCGTGGCAGTTGGAGGAAAAGAACCCCATCTCGATCTCCTACTTGTTGGCCGCGAGGCGCTCGCGGTAGTTGGCTGCCTGCACTGCTTCCTCGCCGATGACGCTTGCCACCGCGTGCTCGGGGATCTCGCCGAACACCTTGCGGTAGAGAGCCTTCGGCTCGGTCCACGTTCCGTAGTCGCCGTTCTCGCCGAACTCCTCGCGCAGCGCATCGGTGAAGTACCCGTCGCTGCCGAACTCGAAGGCGTGGCCGAAGATGACCCGAGCGGCGATGAGCGTCGCTCCGACGATCTCGTCGTAGCCCTTGCGGGCCGTCTTGCAGAACTCGCGGCGACGGTTGCCGTGCTCCACGTAGCCGCTCCACTCGTGCACGGCCCATCGTTGCTCCATGCTCATGTCTCCGTAGGCAAGCGCGAGCACGTCAGCACTCGGGCACTCGGGCGGCAGCGCCGAGACGATGAACGTCTCATGGCCGTCATCGCCGATCCCGTTGAACCGAACGACGCCCTCGCCGATCTGCGCCGGGCGATCCGGCTGGTCGCACTCGAACGCGACCGGCACGTCGCTCGCGTCGATCAGCGCCTTGACGGCCATGCCGAACTCAGCGAACTGCTGCGGCGTCACGTCCTCGGGGGAGATGGTGTAGTAGTGCGTGTAACCCATCAGGCCGCAACCTCCTCGGGAGTGACGGTGCCGTCAGCGTGGGCGATCTCTCGCGGCACGCGGGTTCCGCACGGCCAGGTGGCGACGGCTCCCCACGGGCGGCAGTCGCAGTCGATGCAACGGCCGAACTGGGGGTCGAAGTCGTGCGAGGCTCGCGCCTGCTCCACGTCCTCCGTGTTCTCGACTGGTCGGTTGATGCTCATGGTGGTTGGGTTCCTCTCTTGGTTTCTGTGGTTGATGTTACTACGAGGGTGAGACATCCTCAGCGTGCATCGAAGGTGTCGTCGCAGCCCCCGCAGTTCGGGCGGTGGCAGTCGCAGGACCGGCCCCGAGCGGGAGCGGCAGCGGGAGTGTGGGCGCTGCACTTGGTGGCCCACTGGCCGTTGACCTTGCCAGCCAAGGTCCCGGCACCGGCCGGAACGTGGGTGCCGCAGGTGACGCACTTTGCGGAGAACTTGTTGGGGTGGGCTGCGTTCTTCATGTCCTTAGTGTATACAAACCGTCGACAGTGGTGCAACTCATTCGGCCACATCTGGCAAACAATCCTGTGACCAGGGCAAACGCGCTCCCGATCGCTGTCCCGTGGTGCTGCTACGTTGGTGGTTGCAAGGGCCTGACAGGTTTCGACGGTGAGATCTGGAAGCGCCGACTGCGACCCGAGTGATCGTTGGCAGACTCGTAAAACGGCTGACACCACATACATGCCGAGGACAACACCGCGGCTCCTGAGAGCAACGCCCTGTGGGCGGAGTTCGATGCGCTGGAAGGCGCTCTCGTCTGAACGACGAGCAGGACGGGGCTGACTGAGCCTTGCTACCCAATCAGTCGGACGGCTCGGATAGACGAGCGGACGGTCGGAGAGACGACGGACATGGCCGGAGAGACGGCCAACTGACCCGCAAGGGTGACGCCTCGGAGAGACGAGGAATGGTCGTACATCAGTCGTCGTAACCACTCATCGGACGGGGGTTCGATACCCCCCAGGTCCACCATGAAGTCGGTGATCGAGCACGGGCCGGTCCCGGCCGAGCGATGCGACGAAGTGCTCGCCGAAGCGGCGCTGCACGTGAAGGCCGTCGGCATGAAGGTCATCTCGTGCGAGGGCTGGCGCGTGAAGCCCGGCAGCGTGGCCGACGCCTTGCTCAACGACATCGGCTTGGCCGTGAGCGAGGCTCAGGTCGTTCGCTACGGTCCCGGCGGCGAGTACGCCTGGCATACCGATGGACCCAACCGGCGCATCACGATGATCGTGCAACTCTCGGACCCGTCGTGGTACGAGGGCGGCGATGTCGAGATCGAGGAGTTCGAGGCTCTCCTCCCGCGCGGTCGCGGCGGCGTCATCACGTTCCCCGCGCAGGTTCGTCATCGCACGCAGCCGATCACCAAGGGCGAGCGGTACGTGCTCGTCGGGTGGGTCCGCTGAGCGTCTCATGCGCCGACGCGTAATCCACTGGCGTTGTCCCGTGCTAGTGGTACGGTGGGATCTCACGACCCGATGAAGCAACCGCGAAGGAGGCACCGCCATGATGCGAGCGACGAGGATCTTTACCGTCGCCACCGCCAGGCGCGGTGGTATCGCGGGGACCGTCGGGACGATCAGCACACGCTGACCCCCCACAGTTCGTTGCGGGAGAGCCGGTGCTCGGGAGTGGCTCATAACCACACCTTGCTGGGACCAACACCCAGTCCCGCCACCACCTGCCGGAACCGCTAGAAGCCAATCGCCCTAGCGGGCTTGGCTGAGGTTCCGTTCCGGGTCGGGAGTGCAGGCTCCCGGCCCGTCACGGGGTACGCGCGTTGGGTCGCAGCCATCCCTTGCAAGGAAGGTCTGCTCGGATCGTCACCGAGGTACTCCACTGCAAAGCAACCTGCTCTTTGACAAGTCCACGCGCTAGAAGCATTGGTGGTGATGTGCCGTCCTTCCAAGTCGGGGAACCGAGTTCGACTCTCGGCTGGCGCTCCATGCGATCGAGGTCTACTTGGCGAGACGCCACGGTGCCATCGTGGAGAACCGGGTTCGACTCCCGGCGATCGCTCCAAGGGTCATTGGTGAAACTGGAATCACATGAGCGTGAAGCACTCAGGTTCTCGGTTCGAGTCCGGGGTGGCCCACCACAAACGCAGACCTGTAACTCAGCGGCAGAGTGCCTCCGTCACATGGAGGTGGCCGAGGGTTCGAGTCCCTCCGGGTCTACCAGTGCCAGCGGACCATCGGGTGATGGTGTCGTTCTGATAAGGCGACCGTGCAGAGTTCGAGTCTCTGGCTGGCAACCACAAGAAACGCAACGACCTGTGGCTCAGAGGCAGAGCAGCACCTCGACACGGTGAAGGTCGCAGGTTCGATTCCTGCCAGGTCGACAACAAGACGAAGGCACGAGGTCCGATCGGAACGGACGCCGGTTTCCTAAACCGGAGAGTGCGGGTTCGAGTCCCGCCGTGCCTGCCACGCACCCGTGGTTCATCAGGTAGAACACCGCTCTCGTAAAGCGGAGGGGCCGGTTCGAGTCCGGCCGGGTGCTCGCAACAACATGCCTCTGTGGTCCCAATGGTAGGACGTGTCCGTGGTAAGGACGAGGTTCGGGTTCGATTCCCGGCGGAGGCTCCATGCCGTTGCTCACGGCTGAGGCCCCCTGCCTTGTAAGCGGGAGGCTCGGGGTCGGCACCCGGCAGCGGCTCCAACGAGAGAGGGAACATCATGCGAGTAGAGATCAGGCCCGGTGAAGGTGGTGACGACGCTCAACGCTTCGCTCAGGAGTGTCTTTGACGCGCTCCTTCGAGCGGCTCGGCGGCGTGGTGATGAGGTCCGCTCGCGATCGTCCGGGCGCACCCTCTCGTTCGAGATCGGCGACGGTGAGTGGCTGAGGCCCTTCGTCGGCACCCACCGCGTCCAGCGCATCCCCAAGGGCGCATCAGCGCGCCACACCTCCACCGCGACGATCGCTCTCGTGGACGGTGATAGCCGAGGGGCTATCACGTTGGCAGAGGACGACATCGAGGAGCGGTTCGACCGAGGCTCGGGTCCGGGCGGTCAGCATCAGAACACGACGGACTCGGCGGTCACCGTGATCCATCGCCCGACGGGGACCAGCGTCCACATCGAGGGGCGATCGCAGACCGAGAACCGGCGCAAGGCGCGCTCCGAGTTGGCTCGACGGCTGGATCGCCGGGCCGAGGCCGACACGTTGCGTATCCGCAACGCCCAGCGCCGCGAGCAGATCACCTCGGGCGAGCGGCCGGTCAAGCAGTTCACCCACAACACCCAGCGCAACGAGGTCGTCGACCACGAGACGGGCAGGAAGTGGACGCTCGATCGTTGGATGAAGGGCCGGTGGTAAGTTCACCGCATGGCCGACCGTCAGCCGCGCTACTGCCAGATCTGCAAGACCTATCGCGTGTTCGAGGGGGACCGCGAGGTCGAACCGTGTGCCTGCGAGGAGTGCCCCGGCGAGTGCATCTTCCTCGAAGCGGACTAGGCGGCGATGAGTCCCTCGAAGGTGTCGGGGATTCCAGCGGAACCGTCGAGCGCGGCGATGGCCTCGTCAACCTCGATGATGAGCGCATCCTTGATCCGCACAGCCCCGGAGCGCCAGAGCACCTCCTCGGGGAAGATGGCGTCGGGCATGTCGTCGGTGGCGAACAGCACCGCAGCCTTGCGGCCCTCGTCACCGATCACACCGCAACCGCCGCCGTACTGCACACCGGGAACAGAGGAGCCGCCAACCGCAACGGCGTAGGCGGACTCACGAGTACCGGCCCGAACCTCGCCGGTAGCGACGATGGCCTCGGCGTCCTCGGCGGTGGTGAAGTGCACGTAGAGGCCGGTGATGATCTTGGTGACCAGGGTGGTTGCGTCCATGCCCTTACTGTAGCAGGCTCGACGACACCGTGCACAAACCTCTCGATCGCTGTCCCGCGCTGGTGCTATCCTGACCCCCATGACGTTGAACGTGCGAGATCGAGAGCGGGTGGAGCGATGGCTCCCCGTTGCGCGCGCTTCCGTCCCTGAACCCTCGGATCGGTAGCGGCGCTGGGGCATCAGCCCTCGCTCCGCCACATCATGCCGCTGTAGGGGAAATGGTCAGACCCACCTGCCTCTCACGCAGGGACTTGCCGGTTCGAGTCCGGTCAGCGGTACCAAGGTCCATTGGAGGAGTCAGGCCGTCCTCGCCTCCCTGTCACGGAGGAAACCACGGGTTCAAATCCCGTATGGACCGCGTAGCAACAACAAGCCCCGGTGGTGGAACGGTAGACACACCTGTCTTTCACACAGGCTCTTGCGGGTTCGAGTCCCGTCCGGGGTTCCAGAAAATCATGCGCCGGGTGCTGGGCACGGGTTGGCCTCCAAAACCGACCTTGCGGAGTTCGATCCTCTGACGGCGTGCAACTCACGAGGTCGATGTCCGATCCTCGTGCTACGGTGAGGTCACCATGAAGCAGCGACTACGACTTCGACGGCCCGGTGTGGCCGAGAGACTCCGACGATTGTCGGCGTAGTCACTCGCGCTCCTACCGGGCCAACCCAACTCCTTGCGAGTGTGGCGGAACGGTAGACGCAGCAGTCTGAGAGGCTGCCGGGCTTCGGCCCATGTGGGTTCGACTCCCTCCACTCGCACCACGTGACCGTGGTGGAACTGGCAGACACGCTGTGCTCAGAACGCAGTGCCTTCGGGCGTGAGGGTTCAACTCCCTCCGGTCACACTCAACACAACTAGCCGATGTGGCGGAACTGGTAGACGCGCCGGATTCAAGTCCCGGTGTCCTCGGGCGTGTGGGTTCGACTCCCACCATCGGCACGCATACATGCCCCGTTAGTTCAGTTGGATCAGAACGCGCGACTACGAATCGCGAGGCCGCAGGTTCGAGTCCTGCACGGGGCACTGCGCCGGTTGGGTTCGACTCCCGACCGGGGCGCTCAATACCTCACTCGATCGGGATACCTCACCGTGACAGTGAACATGCCTCCATCAGCGGATCTGACGCTGGGCTTCCGAAGCCTGGTTGGTGAGTTCGACTCTCGCTGGGGGCGCTCTGCCCTCGCCTGTGGATCAGGTCCAGCGGCTTCTATCTGCATGGTGGCGGGTTCGAGTCCTGCCGAGGGCGCTCGATCGAGGGTGGCGCGCACGTCTCGGTGGTGTGGTACACTTGTAGACATGAGGAACCACACCTACCGATGCGGGATCTGCGGCCAGACGAGCCAGCATCCTGCCGACGACGACACCCCGGTCTGCAACAACTCGGCCCACTGTGGCCTGCTGTTCGAGGACGAGATCGTCAAGCCCGAGGTCCCGACGAAGCGCAGCATCAAGTTCTCGCTCATCGGCGAGGGTCACGTCCAGGGCGACGACCGCGAGTACGAGGTCATCGTGCGAGGCCGGTACATCGGCATCGTCTCCGCCGAGCAGCGTCCGGCTGTCCACAAGACCAACGAGGATCACTTCATCGACGGCTTCGCCTTCGGTGGCGAGGTCGACGGAGCCAACCGCTACGGCTGGGGACGCACTCGGGCCGAGGCCGTGCTCGACGCCTTCTCCTGAATCCACCACGGCGATGTCCGGCACTGGTGCTACGATCGCTCTCGTGCGTACCACCTATTCGTCCTCCGAGATCTGTCACGACTCCTCATCGAGTCGCTGACCGGGGCGCGCTCACATATCGGTGCGTCCCCCACGAGAGGGACGCTCCAAGGTGGACAACCTGGCTGTAAACCGGGTGCTTCGGCGTGGTGGGTTCGATTCCCACGCCTCTCACTTCAAGGAAGGTGTGCGAGGCGTGGGCCTCGGTCCGGTTGCTACCCGGTGCGCTCCCTGTGGGTGAGGTTCGACTCCTCCGCCTTCCGCTTGTCGCCGAGCGACGACATCGCGTAGATGTTGCCGATCGACGACAGACATGGAAGGTGCCGCTGGGTTGGCTGGCAACTGGTGTCGAAAGCCAGGGCGTTCTAACGGGCGGGGGTTCGACTCCTCCACCTTCCGCCAATGTGACCGATCAGTCACAAGGAGAGTGGACCGGGCAGGCGTACCGGCACCCGTTGGAAGCGGGTTGGGTCCCGAAAGGGGGTGGGGTTCGAGTCCTCGTCTCTCCGCTGAGAGGTTCTCGTCACGAGATCCTGTCTTGTCGTCGAACGGCGACATCGACATAGTGTCGTCGAACAGCGACATGCCACGCATCGGTGCCCGAGCGGCCAAGGGAACGGTCTGCAAAGCCGTACAACCGTGGGTTCGAGTCCCACCCGGTGCTCCACGATCAGAAACCTCCACGGGCAATGTCCCGTGCGCGTGGTACCTTGGTTCCCATGAGGATCCAACGACCTACCCCAGCGAATCGGCAGCGGCGCAAGCCGCATCAGCCGACGCGCGCTCGGGCGTAGGCGGGTTCCTCCCTAGAACCTCCTCACACCTCGTCCGAGCGACTCAACGCTCCGGGGTGTGGCTCAGTGGTAGAGCACTCGGTTTGGGACCGAGGGACCGTAGGTTCGATTCCTGCCACCCCGACTGACATAAGCGTTGTGCTCATCGCGCAACGCTGGCTTATGAGTCAACGGGTGGTAGCGCAGTCTGGTCAGCGTACTCGCTTCGGAAGCGAGTGGTCGCAGGTTCAAATCCTGCCCACCCGACGGAAACAACAACGGACTGTGGCGCAGTTTGGTAGCGCACTCGCCTGGGGGGCGAGGGGTCGGGAGTTCGAGTCTCCCCAGTCCGACGCAAGACAACCTTCCCGGTTGGTGTAATGGCAACACGCGTGACTCTGAATCACGAGTTGGGAGTTCGAGCCTCTCGCTGGGAGCGCAAGGAAAGCCACACGATCGAGAGCCGATCGGTGGGACAAGATGTGGGAGGAGGTGCTTCCCGATGAACAAGGACGTGCTGGTGCTCGACGCGGCGTACATGCCCCTCGGCGTCATCTCCCCGCGCAGGGCGGTGGTGTTGGCGTTGATGGACCTGGCTGAGATCGTGGCTGAGGGAGAAGGGGAGTGCCGCTCCCCGTCGATCTCCGTCCCGTGGCCCGAGGTCGTCCGGCTCAACTGGATGGTCAAGGTGCCGGATCGTGCTCGCATCCCGGTCAACAAGAGGAACGTGCTCGCTCGCGACAACGGGCGGTGCGCCTACCGGCGCTCCAACCCCGACGAGTGCGAGGGCAAGGCATCGTCCGTCGACCACGTGCGGCCTCGGTCGCGCGGTGGTCGTCACCGTTGGGACAACGTGGTGGCCTCGTGCTCGCCATGCAACTCCCGCAAGGACAACGCTCTCCTCACCGAGATCGGCTGGGAGTCAGCCAACGATCCCTACGTGCCGCGAGGCGCGCTGTGGTTCGCTCTGGCTCACACCCCGCTGCCGTCGTGGGAGCCGTACTTGGCGGCGGCATAGGGCCTTCGGGGATCGTTCAACGGCAGGACGCGACTCTTTGGAAGTCGTCATGGAGGTTCGAGTCCTCCTCCCCGAGCGCAAGACAAGCACCTGATCGAGAGGTCGGGGATCATCATGGTGATCGTGGTCCAACGGCATGACGCCGGGTTGTGTCCCCGGAGATGGCGGTTCGATTCCGCTCGGTCACCCCATTGCAGAGTGGTGAAATGGCATCACGCGCGGTTGTTACCCGCGAGTTCGGGGTTCGAGTCCCTGCTTTGCAGCCATGTTCAGTCTGATCTTCTTCCGTGATGCGAGCGGCCGAGCACACCTCGGCCTCGCGAAACGCGCCCGGCGAAAGCCCAAGCGCGCACCGCGGAGGTAGCACCCGACAGGACTGGGTACCGGGCTTTTACCCCGGATTGAGTGGGTTCGAGTCCCACTGCCTCTACCGCGGGGGTGAAGCATTGACGGCGATGCACCCGGCTCTTACCCGGAAGAACAGGGTTCGACTCCCTGTACCCCTACCACCTCGACATGACTTGCACGCTGTAGTCGAGACTGATACAGTTTGGTCATGGACGAGATCGAAGTTCTCACCGGAGCACTGACCAGGGCGCAGGAGCGTGACCTGATCGCGGCACTCGATGGCCGACTGACCAACGTCGAGGGCAAGCCGGGTCGCCCGGTCCGTGCGCTCGAAGCACTGCACCTCGTGGACGTGACCGTCCGTCAGGGATCGTTCAGCGCCCACCCCTCCATCACCGGCCAGCAGGTCGCACACGCCATCCTCGGCTGGTAGGTACCGTGACGGCGTGACGCTCCCGCCGGTCGAGATCTACGACGGCAACGCCCACTGGATCTGATGTCCCGCGCTCGAAGTAGCGTGCGGCCATGCCACGTATCTTGATCGAGTGGGGGAACGGCGACCGACGCTGGCGCGCCCCAAAGGTCGTTCGAGAACAGCCCGAGGAACGCAGCGTGATCTCGGCGCTCCGGGGCGACATCACCGCAGCGGTGGAGCGATCCTCCAACCATCAACCTCAACCCGAGGTCGAGGGTTCGCAGATCGGCCATGATCCCAGCGCCGAGACTCGTGAGCGTGCGTGGCGGAACATCGAGGAAACGCAGGAGCGGCTCATCACTGCGATCCGAACGGGCGACGAAGGCCCCGACACGGATGCCAAGAGGTTCTGGCTTGGCGGAGCGATCGCGACCTTCGCCCTCCTCACCGGCCAGGACGGCGACACCCTCAATCGAGGTCTGGCCGAGAAGTACCCACTCCCCACCTACCAGGGGATGAGGGTGCGCGACCCCCACAAGACGACACGTCCGTCGCCCCATCCGGGCCGTCAGCGTCCCGTCGATCCTGACGAGGACGAGGTGGAAGCCTTCGGCATCGAGATTGCTGGGGACGGCGTGAAGTCCCCCGAGTAGCGATCATGTTCGTCTACGGGTAGGCCACGTAGGTACACTGTCTACAAGGAGGTGTGCCATGTCCCCCGTCAGCGAAGCAATCGAGATCGCAGTCGAACTAGATCAGATCCGTCAGGTCTACGGGTCTGACTGCGCCACGTTCGTTGAGCGCGCGTTGCGCTCCTGCACCACCGACGATTGGAAGTCGATCGTCACCGCGGCCGTTTTCGAGTGGTCAACGCGGCATCGTCGCGAGCAGTTCGTCGCGTGATCCAACCCTCACCCTAGAGTTGAGGTTGAGGGTATCCACGGGAGAACACGAGTCTCCTGTCTATGATGCACTTACGGTCACGGAACGAAGTTCCTGGCCCAGTGAGCCGATCGGGTGCAACCCAAGGCGCACGGTGACATCATCCGACAGAGACACAGGAGAAACCCGTGGACCGCATCACTGTTCCCGACGATCTTCACGATCTCTCGGACGTGGAACTCACCGACTTGGGTTTGCAGATCCGCGAGGCCGCAGAGGCACTCGCAGATGACGCAGCCAACGACGACGAGGCCCTCGCCGAGATCGAGAAGTTGGTCGCTGAGTTCGACCGAGTGAACAACGAACTCGCTGCTCGTGAGGAGAAGGCATCGGCACGCCGCGAGCGCGCCGAGCAGATCCTCTCCCATCTCGACTCCGGCTCCGAGCCGGTGATCGAGGACATCACCGTGGACGAGGCTGACGCCGAGGCCGCTTCGATCGAGGCTGACGCCGACGACACCGCTGAGGCGGAGGTTGGCGACACCGCTGAGGTCGAGGTCGTCGAGGCAGCAGTCGAGGACACCGACATCGAGGCCGAGGTCATCGAGGTTGCCGTCGAGGCAGCCATCGAGTCCGAGGTCGCAGAGGACGCGTCGATCATCGACGAGTCCGACGCTGAGGCACCCGCCGAAGCGACCATCACCGAAGCGGCCATCGAGGTCGCAGAGGAAGCCAACACCGTGCCAGCAACCCTGGCAGTCGATCAGGAGGTCGAGATCGTGGAGGACACGCCCACCACGGCGATTGCCCGGAGCACCCGCCCCACGGTGGCTGCGCTTCGCAAGAGCCGCCCCGCTGCTGCCGAGCCGCGTGAGGAGTCCGAGGTTCAGCGCACTGGCGCTGCGTTCCTCGCTTCGACCGCGATCCCCGGCATCCACGAGGGCACCGAGTTGGACAACGCCCGGCTCGCCGAGAAGATCGCATCGAAGGCCCACGGGCTGAACAGCGCATCGGCTGGCGGCTACGAGCGGATCGTCATGGCGACCGCCAAGAGCGACCACCCCTTCAAGGTCACTGGATCGGCCGAGGAGAACTTCGCCACCATCGAGGCGGTCAAGGCTGCACACCGCAACCGCACCTCGCAGGAGCAGGCTCTCGTCGCTTCCGGTGGCGTGTGCGCTCCCTTGGAGCCGTCCTACGACTTCTTCCGCTTGGCGGAGGAGTTGAACCCGGTGGAGTCGTGCCTCCCCGTGGTCGAGGCGGCTCGTGGTGGCATTCGGTTCATCACCCCGCCGGACTTCCGTGACGCCGCTGGTGGCGTCCGGGTGACCACTGAGGCCGAGGACGCTGCCGGGTACCCCCCGACGGCACCGAAGCCCTGCGTCGCGGTCGTGTGCCCTCCCGTCGAGGAGTGCCGCGTGGATGCCGTCTCGCAGTGCGTGCAGTTCGGCAACCTCAACTTCCGGGTGTTCCCCGAGCAGGTCGAGGCGTTCCTCGCCGATCTCTCCGTCATCTTCACCGAGACGAAGGAGATCTTCTACCTCGATGCGATCGACGGTCTGTCGACCGCTGTGACCTCGACCCCCGCCTACGGCGCGGTCCGGGGACTCTTGCAGGATCTCGCGGCAGCCGCCGCGGGCTACCGCCGACGGAACCACATGGCTCCTGACGCGATCTTGCAGGTGCTCCTCCCCTCGTGGGTCATCGAGTTCATCAAGGTGGACATGGTGAACGACCACAGCCTCGGCCTCGGGTTCCTCGGAGCCGACACGATGGCCGTCGCTGCGGAGATGCTCGCCAGTTGCTACCTCGATCCGTGCTTCTACTACGACTCGGCAACGGGCGCAGGACAGGCATTCAACGGTGCACAGGGTGCGGGTGTTCTCAACCCCTTCCCGACCACCGTCGTCTCGTACATCTTCGCACCGGGCACCTTCGTCCGGCTCGACGGTGGCACGCTCGACGTGGGCCTCATCAGGGACTCCACGCTGAACGGCACCAACGACTTGCAGATCTTCTCCGAGCAGTGGGTGCAGGTCTGCCGCGTTGGCTTGGAGTCGATCCGGTTGGAGTCGACGCTGTGCCCCGACGGCACCGCGCCGGAGCCGGTCATCCCGCTGGTCTGCTGATCTTCCGCCAGACCGGCAACTTCACTTCCGAGGAGAGGGTCGGCCTTCACGGGTCGGCCCTCCCTCGCGGAGTACCCTGTTACATTGCCCGAGACGGAAGGCTGAACGACGATGGGCGTTGCACCCGACGCAGTATCCGACGCTCCACGGTCGGTCGAGCCTCTCCACAACCTCATTGCGTCAGCGCCGACCTTCGTTGGTGATGACCAGGGCGAAGCGGACGGCATCCTCGAAGGTCGTTGGCTCGGTGGTATCGAGTTCAAGCCGCGCAACTGCCAGGAGGCAGCGACGGTCAACCCCTGTGGGGTGACCAACGAGATCCAGTCGATCACCGTCGATGCCACTTCCGGCACGTGGACGGTCGACTACAACGGCGACGTGTCAGGCCCGCTGGCCTTTGACATCTCTGCCTACGACCTACAGGTCGCGCTCGAAGGACTCGTCGGGATCGAACTTGGCGATGTCGTCGTGGTCGGTGGCCCCGGCGACAATGGAGGCACCGCTCCCTACTTCATCACGTTCACGGGCTTGCTCGAAGGCGTCGATGTCGTGCCCCTCGTGGTCGCCTCAATCGACCTTGCTGGCGGCGGAGCGAGCGTCGCGCAAGATCAGGTGCAGGAGGCTGGCGACCCGATCGTCAAGCAGCCCTACACCGACCCGACTGAGTTCGTCGTGGTTGACCCGTACACCGTCGAGGTTCCCTTCGAGTGCTCCTCGTTCGGCTGGCAGGCAACGGACTACGAGGAGCGCGCTCTCGACAACCTGCGGTTGGGGAAGTCCAAGGCAATCGAGTCGGAGTGGTGGACCGGGACCAAGATCCCGACCAACCCGAGCCTCGTGCGATCGACGCCCAACGACGACGACCACATCCTGAACCCCGGCGGCGCTGCGGCTCCGATCGCCGTCTCGCCGGGCATCGCTCTCATCCTGTTCGCTCAGGCGCTCGCCAACTGCGGCACCGGCCAGCGCGGCATGATCCACGCCACCCCGGCGCTCGTCGAGCGGTGGCTGAACCTGACCGCCGTGAACTCGGTCCCGATCTCGGACTTCTTGGCCGAGGAACTGGGGATCAGGAACGAGCCTGGGCTGGTCATCCTCACGCCGGGCCGCGGCGACATCGTGGTCAACGGCGCTGGCTACCCCGGCACCGGCCCCCTCGGTCAGCCCCCTCCGGGTCCGAACGAGGTGTGGGCCTTCGCCACGGGCATCGTGAACGTCCGCACAAGCGACACCATCCTCATCCCTGACAACTTGGACGAGGCGCTCGACCGGGCCACCAACACGATCACGTACCGAGGCGAGATGGAGGCGATGGCCTACGACGATGGGTGCTGCCGGTTCGCGGTCCTCATCGACATCTGCGGCACGGTCTAGGGGAGGGTCAACATGCCGGGTGCCCCGATCCCCGAGTGCATCACCACGGCTGGCGACGAGTGTCAGCCAGTCCAGTTGGTCATCCTCTGCGACGACAACGGCCCGTTCCTACGCCGTTACATCATCAACTGCGACACCGGAGCGATCCTCGGATTCGTCGACTCTGACTTCGCTGGCGCTCCTTACGCTCCCGTCGGCACGGTCCAGTCATGCGCGAACGATGCTCTCGATCAAGAGGTCATCGTCCGCCAACTCTGCGATCTCGGCGCTGGCGGCGGACTGCCTGGCTTCCAGCAGACGTTCCTGCGCGTCGAGGTCCGCAACGCCGACGGCTCTCTGGCCTCGTCGTTCGACACCGAGGCCGATGGCGTCACGCCTTACGTCCCGATCGGCCCGATCGACTTCGAGTGCGACTGCTTGGAATGTGAGCCTGACTCCATCTCGGCTCGGCGCGAGCACTTCGTCGGAGCCTTCTCGTGGGCGCTGCCTGCCGAGGTGGTGCGATTCACCGTCAAGGTCCGCGCTCTCGACGCGCCTGGGTCGGTTACCATCACTGACAACGCTGCGAACGTGACTCCGATGTTCGTGGGCGACGAGGAGTCGTGGGGCAACGGCTCTGATTCACTGGCTCAGCCCTTCACGGTTGATGGCGTTGGGGCTGGCGATCTCGTCACGATCTTCTACGAGGTGATGGTCTGATGTCCTGTGGTGGTGGATGCCGAACCCGCTGTCAGATCCAGGCTCAGGCCACTGACTGCATCGACCTGAGTGGAGATGGGTCGATCGCGTCGCCGTTCGAGGCAACGCCGATCATCCCCACTCCGATTGACCATCCGCTCATCGGCGCTGCTGTTCCTGTCTCCAACGGTCTGACGTGCGGCCCGGCCGGATTCGAGGTGGGTCCGTACTCCTTCGTGTTCGGCGGCGGCGGCGGACTGCCGGTCGGCTCACTACCTCCGATTGTGGCCGACACTCCCCCCGGACCGTTTGTCGGTGGACCCCTTGGGTCGATCCCCTGGGGTCCGGTGCTGTCTGTGTCCGTTCCCAATCCGTCGGCGGCAGGGCAGTTGTTCGGAGGTCTTGCTACCACCGAGCACCCCCTCATCCGAGTCACGTTGGAGCCGGGAGCCGAGTTCCACTATGGGATTTCCGTTGGCTGCCCCGATCCGATCGGCGCGCCCTTCTTCACCATCTCCACGGATAACTACATCAACACCGGGGCCACGACCGTCTCGTTCCAGTTCAGGCCAACGACCGGAGTGGACGGGATCATCCTTCCCCCGGCCCCGTCGTCTTTCGACGCCTGTGTGGTCAGCACCGTGGCTCTGTTCGGATCGAGTGGCGCGTCCTCGATCGTCTCGGCCCTGTTCGGCTCCGGTATCGAGATCACTGCTTTCGGGGGGACTGTCTGATGAGCATGTATCCACCCGACGCTGTGGAGACTCGCACCTACTGGCAGGTCGGCAACGGTGACCCCTTCAATGGCGGAGCGTTTGGCTACGACTCCACGTGGACTCTCGACGGTACGGTGATCGGTACCTGCGACACGCGCCCGGCCGGTGCTGCTGACATCACCGAGCCGGACTACGCCGCGCTCGAAGCCGCTTACCTGGCTGCGTGGGATGCTGGCGCGATCGACGGCAAGGCATGGCTCGACGGTCAACTGGCTGCCGAGCAGGTCGTCAAGAACGACGCGAAGGCTGCCCTCATGGCAGGCACCCCGCTGACTGACGCTGAGGCGAAGATCGTGACAGGAGGCATCTGATGGGTTGCTGCAAGGTTCGCATCCCCGCCGATCTTGACGCGATCGTCTTTGCCCCCACGCCGGGCGTTGTCTCCAATGCCAACGCGACGAACTGGCTCGATGGCGTTCCGATCGTCTCTGGCCTCTACGCGAGCAACCAGGGCGATCCGACTGCGGTCGTCACTGGCGACCAGTCCGCGATCCTCGGTGGCCTCGGGAACTCGGTGGTCGGCGATCGCTCGGCCATCGTCGCTGGTGACTCTCATTCCATCGTGGCTGACGACGCCTTCATCGGCGGTGGTGAAAGTAACTCCATCGTCTCGGGAGACGGCTCGGCCATCATCGGCGGAAGCGTTCTGTTCGTTGGCAACTCAATCTTGGGTGCCGAAGCCTCGGCCATCATTGCTGGTGCAGCCAACTCAGTGACCGCCGACGGCTCCCTGGTGGGAGCGGGTGCCGGGAACTCAGTGGCAGCCATCGTTTCGGCCATCGTTGCCGGGGCCTCGAACACCATCACCGCTCAGATCGTTGGTCGCGCCTTCATCGGCGGTGGAGACTCGAACACCATCACGGGATTCGCTGCCCGAGCGAGTGCCATCCTCGGTGGCGAGTCGAGCATCATCACGTCGGGGGCGAGAGGGTTCATCGCGGGCGGAACGCTCCACATCCTCGACTTGGCCCCATCGTCGGCGATCATCGCCGGTCAGTCCCACACCATCGACGGTGTAATGGATTCGGTCATCGCTGGCGGCACCGGAAACTCGATCCTTCCGGGGCTGACGCTCCCGACCGCCGAGCACAACGGCATCATCGCCGGGCAGTCCCACACGATCGAAGGTGGAGACGAGAACTTCATCGGCGGCGGCGCAGACAATCTCATCGACGCTGTAGATGCCAGCGCGGATCGCGTCCGCAATGGCATGGTTGCCGGTTTCTCTAACTCGGTTCTCCTCGGCACCGACAACTTCATCGCTGGTGGGCGCAGTCACACCATCGGCGATGGTGTGACTGCGGTAGCGCGCTCGGCAATCGTTGGTGGCGACACGCACACCATCGTTGCCGATGACGCCTTCATCGGTGGCGGCGACCCGCACTCGATCACAGGTGACCGAGGGGCCATTGTTGGCGGCTCGAACAACTTGGTCACCGGAGCCGATGGGTTCGTCGGCGGCGGCGACCGTGGTGCCGCTACCGGACCCCGCTCCATCGTGGTCGGCGGAACGAGGGGGTTCAGCGCCTCGGCAGACTCGGCGAGCATTGGTGGGGCTGGGTTCCCCTTCAACGGCGGCGCTCGCTCCATCGTGCTGGGCGGAGACTCCCCCTTCCTCGACGACGCGGCCGACTCGGGCATCGTTGCTGGAACCTTCCACGCGATCACGGAGTTCGTCGGCCCTTCGGCGCGAGGCTTCATCGGTGGAGGCAACGGCTCCTTCATCGACGGTGGCGTTGACGCTGGGATTGTCGCCGGTCGCTTCCACTACATCGAGGGTCCTTTGGCTGACCGCTCGGCGATCGTCGGTGGCACCTTCCACTACATCTCCGGGGAGGACTCGTTCATCGGCGGCGGTAGCGGACCCGCCACGATCGGCCCGATTCGCAACCACAGGATCACCGGAGATCGCTCGGGTATCGTCGCTGGCTTCAACGGAGACATCACCGCCAACGATGGCTTCATCGGCGGCGGCTCCGGGGCGACTGTCGCCAACATCCGTTCCGCGGTAGTTGGTGGGTCGGGCAACTCCGTGAACGCCGAGGACAGCGCGATCATCGGCGGCACGTTCGGCCTCATTGGCGTCTCGGCACCGGGAGCGTCTGTGATCGCTGGTGGTGTGGGCAACACGATGTCCTCGAACCGCTCGTTCATCGGCGGCGGGGACTCCAACGCGATCAACGGAGCGTCGCGCAACGCGATCATCGGCGGACTGTCCAACTTCTTCGGTATCGGCTCGAACGACAATGGGGCGATCTGCGGTGGCTCGCTGAACGGCATTGACGGGGCGCGTGATTACGGCGGCATCCTCGCCGGGCGCAACAACCGAGTCCAGGCCACTGACGCCGCGATCGCTGGCTCCAACGGGGCGACCATCGTGTTCGGTGTGAGCACCACCGGCTTCATCGGCGGGTCTGGCACCGGGGCGACGGTCAGCGCGGCTCGCGGCTCGATCCTCTCGGGCGGCGTGGTCACCTCCCCCGACTCGGTGGCGATCTGCGGCGGGACGGCCAGTGCCGGATCACGCACCTTCGCTCACGGCACCGGCCTGACCAACCCGGTAGGCTTCCGCGGCGTGGTGCCGGTCACGGCTCCTGTTCTCGCTGCGATCCCCGGACCAACTGGCATCGCCGGATTGGACGCTTGGATCGCATCTATCGACGCTGCACTGCTCACGCAGGGATTGGCTAGGAGGCCATAGTGGACTACCAACACATCAACGCTGCGGAGGCCGCAGAGAAGTTGACCCGACAGACCGGGTATGGCGACACGGGAGTCCTGAGCGATTCCGATGCCATCGCTGCCGAGGCGTCGTACTGCGGCATGGACTTGCGGATCGGGATGCTCGAAGCGCACGGAGCGAGCGCAGACCCGGCTGCCGTCGCTCTTGCGCGGCACGCCACGGCGTTGCAGAACACGAAGGCGGAACTCCTCGCCGTTCGAGATCGCATGGTCACTGCCACTGGTGCAGATGTGAGCGCCGTCATGCCCGAGGTCTTGGCCCTGAACCGAGCCAAGTGCGAGTCGGACCACTTCGAGGCCGACTGGGCGCTGACCAACATCGCCGATCTCACCGCTGACCAGACCGCTGAACTGACGTTGCAGCGTGATCGCGCCGAGCGCGAGGCCGCTGTGATCGACGGCTGGGTGTGACCTGACCCCTCTTTCGCTGGTGAGCCGGTCCTCGGCCATCGTGCGGGACTGACGTAGGATTGGCTCTATGTCCGGTGCTCCCATCCCTGATTGCGACGGCAGTGACGGCTTCGCGTGCGTGAAGTGTGAGATCCTGTGCGACAACGGGACTGCCCCGTCCACCTCGTTCCTTCGTACCTATGTGTTGGATTGCGCGACGGGCGATGTCACCTCGACCTTCGACACCCTTCTCGACGGCACGACTCCATACGTCCCGATCGGAACGGTCGGCGTCTGTACCGGAGACATCAACATTCCGCCGACCAACGCGGTCGACGCCGAGTTGGTGTGCTTCGATGCTGGCCCCAGCCCCCTCATCCGAGTCACGGTCTACAACCCGACCACCGGAGCGATCGTCGCTGGACCCTTCTTCCGCGATCCCATCACGGGCCTCCCTGTTGTCCCTGGCGGAGCCGCGATCCCCTGCGCCGAGGCCGCTGCCGATGTCGAGCAGGAGATCCTCTGCGACGACGGCTTCGATCCACCGTCGCCCTTCCTTCGCGTCTACGAGTGGACCGATGGTGTCAACACCGGAGTCACCGACTTCGAGTTGGACGGCACGACCCCCTACGTTCTCGTCGGCGATGCAGTCGCTTGCCCCGTCCAGATCACTACCACCGAGAACGGCGAGTCGATCCGATCCGGCTTCACCCGCATCTCTGGCGTGGGTGCCTCGTGGGCTGTCGGAGTCGACACCGTGGGTCGCGTGCAGGCGGTCACGTTCCTCGTCAACAACCGAACCGGCGTGACCATCACCGACGACTTCGGTAACGTGATCGCTCCGTTCTCGAACTTCGATACCTTTGAGTGGTCGACCGAGGCGCTCGACTCTGAGATCGAGCCGACGCTCAGCGTCGCTATCGCTGCGGCAGCGGGCGACGTGACGATCATCTGGACTGAGGTGGCCTGATGAGTACCGGAGCGCAGAGCGGGCGTAGTGAGGTCACTGGCGTTGATGGCGCGGCCATCGACATCGAGGGCACGATCGACATTGGGAACTGGCGCGACGACGCCGAGTTCGAGATCGTCTGTGACTCCGGCGTATCTGGCCTCGCGTTCCTGCGGCGCTACGACGTGGACGACGCTGGGACGGTCACCGTCATCAACACCCTGCTCGATGGGGTGACGCCTTACGTCCCCGTCGGTTCAGCCGCGGACTGCGGTGCGTTCTATGCCTTCACCGACGACTCGCTCATCCTCTGCGACACTGGCGCTGGTGGTGTTCGGTTCCTCCGCACCTACCGCCACAGCCTCTCCGGGGCGACCGGCGTGCTCGACACCTTCCTCGATGGGGTGACGCCCTATGTGGTCGTCGGTCCGGTCGCGACGTGCATCGAGGTCAACGTCACCGCGAGCGATTGCGATGATGTCGAGTTCCTCGACCTGATCGACTGCACGCAGACCGCGTTCCTGCGGCGCATCGACCACGCGTGCGACGGCACCGTCACTGTGGTCGATACCGAACTCGACGGCACGACGCCCTACGTCGCGTGCGACCCGGTGCGCTTCGCCTCAGAGGGTGCGCTGCAATCGGGCGCGGGCGGTCCCGCTATCGTCACCCGAGTCGTCCAGGCGGCGAACTACACGACTTCGAGTGCGACTCGGCGCGTGACGATCATCTGGACCGGCAACGCTGCATCGGTCGGCAACCGAGTTCAGTTGCAGATCGACGCTGGCGCGTTCGTGGCGCTCGTGAACGAGGCTGGCCTCATTGTCTTTGGGGATCTCGCCTCACCCGATGAGATGGGCTACACGATCACGATTGACGTGAACCAGAACGCTGATGACGTGACTGTGATTGAGGAGTTCTGATGGCACTAGGCCCATATCCCGCAGAGAATCCAGAGCCGCGTCCTGATCCGATCGTCGTCGCCCTCATCGGCAACGGACTCACGCATGACACCAGCCCCGTCGCTCGCAAGGTATCCATCTACGTCCATGCTCCCATCGAGGGTGCCGAGCGTGCTCGTCCGACCGTGAACGGGGCTGCCATTCGTGGAGCGAACAGCGGCACCCCCTACGTCTTTGAGGCACCTGCTGGGTTCACGGTGCCAGTGCTTGTCATCGCGACCAGGGCGGGCAGTAACGACATCGTGATCGTGGAGGAGTTCTGATGATCGCTGACATCGGCCAGGTCAAGCATTCGTTCTTCCGCACCGAGGCGCGCGACAACGGCTCCCTCTCCCTCACGGCCATCGGCGCGACCATCGACCACGGCGACGCGTCGGACATCACCGACTTCGTGATCGCCTATCTCGACGACACCACCGAGGTCGATCCGATCAACGCTCCGGGCGTCACGATGCAGATGCTCCTTGCGGGTGGCGAGATGGAGTGGACCAGCGAGGGCATCATCACGCTGCTGCTCACCGACGAGGTGGACAGCCCGTTGAAGCAGGCGGTCTTGCAGCAGTTCCTCACGCTGTCGATGATCTCGGGGCGCTTCCGTCCTGACGAGGGCACGCAGGTCCACATCTACGCCGATGCAGCAACGGGCGCGCTCGCCGCGAACCCGCAGTGCCCGGCTCTGTGGTGGGATGCGCTGGACGCTGGGGCGATCGCGAACCTTCCCGACTCCGAGTGGAACACTACCTACGCTCCCGGTGCTGGCGGAGTGTGGACCTCGACCGAGGCCCTGTTCGTCGAGTGGGTGACTCGCTACTCCGGTGGGGAGTTCGTCCTGATGATGACCTGAGTCGAGGGGCGATCGTGGCATTCACCGACGCCAAGCCTCGCGGCAAGTACCCCTGGCTCTGGCTCGTCTACGGCGTCCTGTTCGCGGCTGGCTGGGCGATCGCCGCAACCATCGGTGGACCCGTGGCGTGGGTGACCTTCCTCGGCGCGGCCTTCGCTGGGTTCTGGCTGATCGAGGGACCCGCTCTGGTGAACCGCTCTGGCGGCGACACCCTGACCGAGCACCTGCAATACATCTTCGGGGTCACCAACCTGGCGTGGCTGGCGGTGGTCACGTGGGGAATCGTCTCTGTGTTCACTCTGTTGCAGATCACTGATCTCATCGAGGTAGGCTTCCCCCGGCGGATCACCCATTTCGCATGGGTCGCTTTCTCTGCGTGGACGTTCAAGCACTTCCTGTGGTCAGATTCGAGGCTGTGGAAGTGGGTCGCTCACCGACGGGCGATCCAACGAGGGGAGCAACATGCCGGTCAAGAGTGAGATCGACAACATCGTGGCGCGCGGTGAGGGGGTCGACCGGACGCGGAAGTGGCGGCGCTACCCGGCGCGATCGGGAGTTCGAGCGGCGGTCGAACGTCCTGCTCCGATCTCTGCCTCGGCTTCCTTCAAGGCGCTCGGCGGCGAGATCATGGCCGAGGTGCACGTCGTCAACCGCACCGGACACGAGGTCGTGTTCGAGGCTCGGGTGGGCAACGACCACCACAAGATCGCCGTGGATGCCAACGCCAACGGCACGGCGCTGTTCGCCAGTCGGCCACACGCCGAGGTGATTGTCCGGGTTCAGGGGTCCTCGGGGTCTACCCTGTACGAAGGGGTTACCCCCGACATCGGCAAGGAGTCGTTTGCATGAGCACCGAGAAGGCACGAAGCGGGAAGCACTCACGGTTCCCCGCAGTCAACCGAGAGGGCCGATCGGCTGCCCCCAAGGCTCAACCTCCGGTTGAGGTCGAGGCTGTCGCCGAGGCTCCCCCCGAAGATCAGATCGACCTGTCCAGCATGAGCGCCGATGACGTGCTCACTTGGGCCGGAGACGACGGCGTGCGCCAGTCGGTTGCGCTCGCCGCCGAGCAATCGCGGGACCGACCCCGCAAGACCGTGCTGCGAGAGTTGGACTCGAACTTCGAGGGATGACCCTCCGGCAACACCTGCTGTCGTAAGATGGCTGCGAGGATGAACCTCAACCACAGGTTGAGGGTTTGACGGCTCCGAGGAGGACCGAGAAATGGCGATCTGCTGCCCGAAGTCGATCAAGGCGTGTGCCATGCGGATCACGCGCCAGACCGAGTGCGACATCGTGCTCGATCCGTTGGTGCCCAACTCCCGCATCGAGACGAGTGGGTTCATGGAGTTGAACCTCTCTCCCGACGTGGAGTCGGGCAACGACATCACCACGGTCAACGCGTGTGGTGACATCTGCATCCGAGACAAGGACTGCGATCGGTTGAAGGGGTTTGACGTGGAGTTGATGCTCTGCGGCGTCCCGCTGCCGGTCATCGAGATGCTCACGGGTGCGACCCTGCTCGACGATGGAGCCGGTGGCTTCAAGGGCGCGGTCATGCGCGAGTCCAAGAGCGTCGCTGCTTGCGAGAACTCGAAGCAGTTGCAGTTCTGGTCCAAGAACGCCGACAAGGGTCAGTGCACGGTCGACGGCACGATGCAGGATCTCTACATCGAGTGGGTCCTTCCTCGCACGATCAACTGGGAGATCTCGGGTGGGCTGAACTTCACGAACGGCCCGTTGGAGATCACGCTCTCGGGCTACGCGGAGAACAACCCGCTGTGGTTCCCCTCGTTCCCCGACGCGACCTTCCCCTCGTGGGCACCTGCCTACCCGGTGCAGCCGAACTTCCCGACCGGCGCTCCCGGCCCGACCCTCCCCGCGGGTGTCACGGCCGACTCGTGGACGCTGGCCGATCAGGTCGCGATCCAGGCTGGCGGTCCGATGGCATGGCAGTGCGTCGCTGCGCTGCCGACCAACATCAACGACTGCGCCTACATGCCCAGCACCGCACCCTGATCGGGGCGCTGGCCTCCGGGCCAGTCTGACAACTTCATCCTCACCTCACGCTGAGGCCCCGGTTCCTACCCGTCGGCGGACCGGGGCCTTTGCGCGTTCCGAGAGAGCCGTGTCTCCCTTGGGCTACAGGGCCTCTCTCCGATCTGCCCCAATGACTTGCATACTGTAGACGGCCATGATACAGTTTGGTCATGGAGATCACCGCAAAGACCAACCAGGAACTCACCAAGATCTACCAGCACTGCTCCGACCAGCGGGCATGGGCAGCACGGGACAACGCCCGTCAGGGTCGCCCCACTCTCGGCTCCAAGTTGGAGAACGGAGCGAAGCGCACGATGGCTCTGGTCATGGACGAGATGGTCGCCCGAGGCACCAGCCCGGTCACCTACGGCCCCGCCGCTCCCTACGTTGCTCGCAAGGCAGGCAAGAGCATGGCCGCTCGCTTCGCAGGCAAGTGCGGAACTTGCTCCGGCGACATCGCCAAGGGCGAGCAGATCCGCTTCGATGGCAAGGCTCACCACGGGTCCTGCTGAGAACCACCAACCACACCAAGAAGGAACCAGCCACCATGCACACCATCACCCGCAAGCCGAACCGCTACGCAGGGATCTGCGAGAACTGCGGTCGTGCCGTCGGCGAAGGCGAGGGCTACCTCGTTGGCAAGCACCACGCTCGCGGCGCATGGCTGATCGCCCACACCGACTGCGAGATCTCCGAGGCTGCGGTCCGCTCCGACATCGCCGAGGCGCGCAAGGCGCTCACTCCCGACCCGGCCAACATCGACGAGGCCATCGCCGCTCTCTGCGAGGAGCACATCATGCTGGCGGAGATCGACAACATCTTCGAGCCTGGCAGCGACATCGAGATCCGCCACCTGGCCGAGATGGGCCGCATCAACACTGAGATCGCTCGGCTCGAAGCCATGAAGGGCTGACTGTCCCACCCCTGTAGTATCATCAACCACAGAACCAACCACGAAAGAGGCAGACATGGCAGTAGGACGATTTATCGGGAACGGCTCGGCTTGGCAGAACGGCGAGCGCAACGGCGACGCCGACTACGAGATCACCTTCGAGGGCGCGGTCCTACAGACCTACGAGCGCAACGGATCGTGGGACTCCGACTTCTACGCCATCGTCTACAACGTCGAGAGGGACAGCATCGAGCACGTGGAGTACGCCACCACCCGCGGCTGGACCTACCCGAACTACGCCACGGTCGATGCCACCCCCGAGGTGCTCGCCAAGGCTCAGGAGGCGATGCGCCGGGCCGATGTCCGCATGACCGTGATGACCGCCGAGTGGGCCTCGGTGGAGCACGCGAAGGGCAAGCGGGTCGCCGTGATCGGCACCGGCTCGAAGCAGGGCGGCGCTCGGCGCTGGAAGGGCGAGGTCATCGAGGCAGGCTCCGAGGGCGAGACGTTCTGGATGGGCGTCGATGCCTACCGCACTCCCCGCTACGCGGCGAAGTACGGCCACCCCGTCTCCTACCGGCTCGGCGTCCTCCTCGACGATGGCCGCAAGGTGTTCGGCCCCGACGATGCCTTCGAGGTCGTCAACCCCGAGCAGTACGTGCCGACCGAGGCGCAGGTCGCTGAGCGCATGGCCCCGGCTGAGCGCACCACGAACTTCCACCGCGGCGTCCCCGGCATCCTGAACATGGTGGGCTGAGCGATGGCGATGCACGACAGCGAGCCAGACCCGTACACCTACGTCCTCGTGAGCCAGTGGAGGAGCGGTGCCGATCGGCGGTACGACGTGTTCCGCGACGACCGGCACCTCGGCCAGATCGAGAGCGGCACCCGATCGACAGACACGATGATCCCCGGCACACGGATGCGTCGGCAGGGCAAGGGCGCGCCAGCCTTCTTTGAGGTGGGTGATCGGTACCGCGTGCCCTACGACCGGCGGCGCGATGCTGCTCGGGCGCTCGAACGGGGCACCGGCTGGATGCAACCCTGATCCCTTCGAGGGTGAGCGGTAGCATGGGCGCGTGGCTGCTCCCCCGACTACCGTTCCGTGTGAGCCGTGGACCACTCCCGCCGACGTGCGCGCGTGCTGCCCCGGCCTTGATCCGGCCTACGACCTGACGGACTCGATCGCGTTCGCCACCGAGATCCTGTTCCGACTCTCGGGTCGGCAGTTCCCCGGCGTGTGCGACCGGATCATCTATCCGTGCAAGGGCGAGAACTGCGGCTGCGACAGTCCGAACTGGTGGGCGATCCTCTCCGGCTCTGACTGGATTTGGGGTGTGGTGCCGGGTCCCGGCGGCGCTCCGGCATGGCCGATTCCGACGGGCGATGGGACGGGCTTCATCAACTGCAAGATCCAGGGATCGTGCCAGGGCAAGTGCCGACTCGACTGCCTCGACTTGCCGGGCACCATCAACGACATCATCGAGGTCGTGATCGACGGCGAGGTCATCCCGGCCAGCAACTACAAGATCAAGGCGTACCGGGAACTCTGCTGGGTCGGGGCCTACACCGACCGATTCGGCCGAGTCCGAACCTCGTGGCCGTGCTCGAACAACCTCGCTGGGATCTCGTGCGTGAACACGAACCTGATCCTCTCCGCCACGGTCGACGCGACCGGCGGGCTGTGGGAGATCGAGGTCACCACGCTCGACGGCTCAGGCGTCGCTGTGGTGGACTCTGTGCAGGTTGGGGCCACCGACACCGCAGCGGCCGTCCAGACGGCCTTGGAGGGCCTCTCGAACGTCTCTCCGGGCGATGTGCTGGTGAGCGGGGGTCCGGGTGACGCAGGCGGTACGACGCCCTACGTGATCGAGTGGGATGTGGAAGCGATGGGTCAGATCCCGTCCATCTCCATTACAGATGTCTCGCTGTCGGGCGGCGCTTCGACGGTCGTGCAGGCGACGACGCAAGTGGCCTGCCTCGCTGATGAGGGCACGTGGTCCGTGCGCTACAACTACGGCAAGCCAGTCACCGACGGCGGGCGAGTGGCAGCGGCGATCTTCGCTTGCCAGATCGCGCTCAACCGCTGCGGCGGATCGGGCTGCGTCCTCCCTCAGCGCGTCAAGGAGATCACGCGCCAGGGCGTCGACATGCTGTTCGCTGATCCGCTCACCTTCCTCGGCGACTTCCTGACCGGCATCTACGAGGTCGATATGTGGCTCATCTCGGTCAACCCCAACAAGTTGCAGCGCCGGGCGCGCGTGTTCCGGGCTGACGCTGGTCCAGGGAACACGACGTTCACGGGCTGATTACAGTGGACACCGAGGAGATCCCGTGCCGCTGAACGATCCCGCCTACTACGTCGACCTGCTCGACCACATTCTCGGACTGGCGTGCGAGTGCTTGGAGGACACCGTGACTGGTGCTCCTGCCGACTGCTTCGTCTCGCACTGCTCACCCGCTGACGACTGCTGCGACTTCCTGGCGATCTGGCTCGATGAGGTCTACCCGACCCGCAACTTTCCGGTTCAGTACGACGGCACGTCGCGCGAGTGCACCGATGTCTCTCCGGCGATCCGCGTCGGACTTCGACTGATGCGTCCGTGCGTCCCGACGCTCGTGGACAACGCGACCAACCCGTTCCCTCCGGCCTCAGAACTTGATGCCTCGGCGAAGGATCTCCTCGTCGATGCGCGCGTGCTGTGGTGCTGTCTGATCCAGGCTCACTCGCTCGGCAATCTCTGGCCCGATGGCTACGAGTGCCTCGACGTGCGCTGGGGGAAGTTGAGGCCCGAGTGCCCCCGAGGCGGGTGTGCTGGGTGGACGTGGTTCTTCGATCTCGAAACTGACCAGTGTTGCTAGATGCCCAAGTTCGTAGCGACGTTCGCGCCGAACCCTGCGGGGCTGACGAACCTGCTCGCGTCACCAACTGGTGATGTAGGGCGCTGGCTTCTCGCGCTCGTCAACGAGGTCAGGATCGTCGCTCAGGGCAACGCTCCGATGGTGACGGGCAAACTCCGCAACTCCATCGTGGCTCGGGTCATCCCGGCCGGAGTGGGGCTGATCGGCGAGGTGGCGGCTCAGGCGGCTTACGCGATCTACGTTCACCAGGGCACGGTGGCTCACCCCATCGAGGGCAACCCGATCCTGCGCTTTCCCTCGGCGCAGACCGGCATGATCGTGTTCACCCCCCGTGTGGACCACCCCGGAACCAAGGCAAATCCCTTCCTGCTGGATGCGCTCGTGTTCGTTGTGGGCAGCCGCTAAGGTGTGCAACAATCTACGACGGCAACAACGACACGAGGTGATGTGAGATGTCCGATCTCTCTCAGGGTGGGGTGACCGCAGGTGGAGTGCAGGCGGCGGCTCCGGTCCCGGCAGTCCCGACCACGACCGAGCGACCCGCTCCCGAGGCGCACGATGGCACCGCTGTCATGGCGGCTCAGGTGGCCGAGGCCGAGGGCGTGCCCCGCGAGTTCCCGATCCGCGATCGCGTGTTCCACCTCGTGCCCAAGTTGCCCGGCATCACCCTGATGAAGATGGGCGTCGCTGGCGATCCGTCGATCGGCCCGGCGCGCCAGATGTCCGCGATCCTCGACTTCCTCCACGTCGCTCTCGTCGAGGATGAGCGCGAGGCGTTCATGCACTTCTTGGAGCACGACGCCAAGCCGGTCATCGAGGTCGAGGAACTCAACGAACTGATCGGCAAGATGGCCGAGGTGTTCACGGGACGCCCTACCTGACCGTCAGGATCCTGACGGCGTACCTCGTCAAACTGGGTCCGGCGATCAACGGAAGCCTCGTCCCCACGCAGATGAGGCTTGTGGATCTCAGCGCGGTCGATCTCCTCGACTACGCATACTTCATGCTGACCAAGGACCGAGACGCGGCAACCCTTCGCAAGATCGAACTCATGCTCATGGGCAGGCTCGGCGAGCACGGCGGCGAGATCATCGACGATCCCGACTTGCCCGCGAGTATGCAGGGCATGGAGGCCCCGTCGTGGTGGAATGGTAGCCATGACCCGTGGGCTGAGCAGCATCGGCTGGCGGCTGACACCCAATACTGAGGAGGGGGTGAAGCCCGGTGGCTGATGTCGTCGGCACCGCAGTAGTCAGGATCCTCCCCGATACCACCGGGTTCTCCGCCGCGCTGGCGTCGCAGATGTCGGGCGCTACTGCCGCGCTCACCGGCATGGGCGGCGCTGCCACCGGGTCCATTGCCGCCTTGAAGGGTACGCAGACGGCTCTTGCCGCGACGGCTGCCACGGCCAAGGCCACCGGGGCTGCGCTCACCAAGTTCGTCACGCTCCCGATTCTCGGCCTCGGCGCGATTGCCTTGAAGGCCGCGGCTGACTTCCAGACTTCGATGCTGCAAGTCCAGGCTGTCTCAGGGGCCACCGCAACCCAGTTCGAGGAACTGAACGATCTCGCCAAGCAACTCGGTCGCACCACGCAGTTCTCTGCCAGCCAGGCGGCGGACGGCATGGGCTTCCTCGCTATGGCTGGCTTTGAGGTCCAAGAGATTCTCGACGCCATGCCGGGCGTGCTCAACCTCGCGGCGGCTGGCAATCTCGATCTCGCTGTAGCAGCGGATATCGCGTCGAACGTCCTCTCCGGCTATGCGTTGCAGGCGTCGGAGATCGGCCGCGTCAACGACGTGATGGCTCAGACCTTCACGAGCACCAACACGTCGCTCGCTCAGTTGGGTGAGGCTTTCAAGTTCGTCGCTCCGGTCGCCGCGGCGTCTGGCGCGGAGTTGGAGACAGTCAACGCGGCTCTCGGCCTCTTGGGCAACGCCGGTATCCAGGGGTCGATGGCTGGTACCACGCTGCGAGGTGTGTTCGCCAAGTTGGCGAAGCCCTCGGCGGAAGCAGAGGAGTCGCTGGCTCGACTCAACATCACGGTGTTCGACGCCAACAAGAAGATGCTTCCGCTCGTCGACATCGTGGAGCAGTTTGAGAAGGCTGGCCTCAGCACTGCTGACGCCATGACGATCTTTGGTCTGCGCGCCGGTCCCGGCTTCCAGGCTCTTGTGTCTCAGGGGTCCGCTGCGCTCGACGAGTTGACCGTGGCGAACCGTCGTGCTGGTGGCGAGATCGAGGCCATCACTGAGCAGTTGGGACTGAACGAGAAGCAGGTCAAGGCTCTCAGCGCGGCGTTCGATGCCACGCAGGCGTCGGTGCAGGCGGTTGGCGCGAACCTCGACGAGACGAGCGCGGTGCTCGGCGCGCTGATCGACGAGGAGTTCACCGCCACGCAGGCGACCGAGACTCTCAACGGTGCTCTCAACGCAATGGGCCAGGAAGGGTTCGGCGAGTTGATCGGCGCGACCCGCAACGCTCAGGGCATGTTGGTCAACGCCGAGGGCGAGGTCATCACGTTCATCGAGGCCATCGCGATCTTGCAGTCTCAGGGCCTCACCACGGCCGACGCGTTCAAGACGCTCGGGGCCGAGGGGGCGGCGCTGGCGGACATCGCTTCGCTCGATGTCGATGTGATCGGCGATCTGTTCCAGGCTACCTCCGAGGCTGGCCGTGGTGCCGAGATCGCGGCGATCCAGATGTCCGGTGTCCGTGGCTCCATGCTCCGCATGAAGTCTGCGGCCGAGGGCGTCGCCATCGCCTTCGGCGAGTCGGGCGCTCTCGACGCGATCGCCAACATGGCCGAAGGGTTCGCCGGATTGTTCCAGCGACTCGCCGAAGTCAACCCCGCTGTGTTCCGATTCATCGCGGTGGCCGGGCTGTTGCTCGCCGCGGTTGGCCCGCTGATGAAGGTGTGGGGTGGGCTGAACAAGGTGTTGGCGAACTACGTCGAACGACAACTCGTTGCGGCCCAGGCGCAGGCGGCGGGCGTCGCCACCACCGGGAGTCTGACGGCATTCACCACCTCGCTCAATGCTGCACTGCGAACCACGGCCACTCGACTGTGGGCCATCGTCACCAACCCCGTCGTCCTCGTGCTCACCGCGATCGCCCTCGCATTGAAGTTGATGTGGGAGAACTCCGAGGAGTTGCAGGATGCGGTCAAGCGACTCACCGACCTGTTCGGTGGAGCCTTCACGACGGCGCTCTCGTTCGCTGGTGACCAACTGGCTCGGGTCGCCAACTTCCTCGGCGACAAGGTGGCGGCGGGTGCCGGGGCGGCTGGCGACGCGATCGCTCACCTCATCAACCTGTTCGTCGACAAGTTGGAGCCTGCGCTCCAAGCGACGAGGGATTTCCTCGCCGAAGTGATCGACAAGATGAGGCTCGTCATCAACGCGTTCCGCAACGCCGACGACTTCGTTGGCACCTTCGGCGAGACGATGGACGACCTGTTCGGCGGGACCGGGCGACTCATCGACGCGTTCGAGTCGATCGGCGGAACGATCCTGAGCGTGCGCGACACCTTCCGAGACGCGGGCAGCAAGATCGGCGACGCCTTCGGGGGCGTCATCAAGATGTTCCAGGGCTTGTTCACCCTCGACTGGGACAAGTTCAAGGAGGGGGCCGAGGAGGCGTTCGAGGGCATCGTCCACGCAGCGGGCGATATGTTCCTCCGACTCCCGTTCATCGTCACGGCGGGGCTTCGCAACGTCGGCAACATGATCTTCGCCAACATCACTGATCTGCCGGTGGTGGGTCCACTCGCCGTCAAGGCGCAGGAGATCTTCAACGGCGTCATCGACGCGATCCAGCAGACGATCATCGGCATGGCTCTGCTGTTCCAGGGCGAGTTCGATGAGGCATTGGAGTGGCTCGGTGGCGCGGGGGACACGCTCATCGAAACCCTCACGTCGAGCCTCCCTGGCCTGTTCGTCGAGTTGGGCAACCTCCTGAGCGACCTGTTCGTCATGGCCTACGAGGCCGCGGTCGACGCTGTGATCCCCGTGTGGGATCGTCTGTTCGAGCAGGCCCGCACCTTCGTCACAACGACGCTGCCCGCTGCGTTCGCCGATCTCGCCACCTGGCTCTCCGGTCCGTTCGCCGATGGGGTCGTCGCCGCGATCGAGGCGGCCTCCGATCTCGGTCAGCGGTTCGCCACGGCACTCGCTGACAAGTTGGCAGGACTGCCCGTCGTCGGACCGCTCGTCACTAGCCTTCGCGAGTTCCTCTCCTCGGCGGTCACGGAGGCAGCCAAGGGCATCGACATCGCAGGTGCTCTGTTCTCGGGCGACTTCGCTCCGGCTGGTGACGCTCTCGGCGACATCTCGTCGTCGGTTGCTGATGCTGCATCCACGGGGGCCTTCGAGGTTCTCCCCGGAGCCTTCAAGGCGATCGGTGAGGCAATCAGTGGGCCGTTCGCCAGCGCGCTCGGCCTCCTTGACACGGACATTCCGGTCATCTCTAACCTCGTCGATCTGTTGCAGACGATGGCTGGCAGCGTGGGCGATGTCATCGGGACCGTCGCTGATGCCTTCGGGGAGTTGCAGCCGATCTTCACGGCCATCACCGACAACGTGGGACCGACCCTCGGCACGATCGGTCAGGTCATCCGAGACGACATTCTCCCCGCCGTGGGCGAGTTGGCGGATCCGCTCCGAGACATCGTGACGCTCGCGGTCGGCCTCGGCAAGATCATCGCCACGGTCCTCGGTGGCATCGCGATTGTCGCGATCGAGGCGTTCGAGTTGGCGGTCAAGGGCGTGACCGCGGTGTTCCGCTCGCTCGACGAGAT